CCACAATAAAACCCGTTACGCGTTTTTGTGTGGAATTTTTGGAAAGGAGGCCGCGCCGCGATGAAAATCGAAGTTATCCCGACAGACTCGCTGAAACCTTACGAGAATAATGCGAAAATTCACACCCCGGCGCAGGTCGCGCAGATCGCAGCCTCCATCCAGGAGCTCGGCAACAACGACCCGATCGAGGTGGATGAGAACAACATGGTCCTCGCCGGACATGGCCGACTGCTCGCGCTCAAGAGCCTGGGCAAGACCGAGGTGGAAGTGATACGCCACACCGGCATGACCGACGAGCAAAAGCGCGCATATATCCTCATTCATAACCAGCTGACGATGAACACCGGTTGGGACTACAACATCCTCGACGCGGAGCTCGCCAGGATCGACAGCATCGATATGGCCGCCTTTGACTTCGGCGCCATCGACGTCTCGGTCGACGACTTCGGCGAGAGCTTCAAGCTCAACGATTCCGACGCGCCGCTGGTCCGTACCATTTCCATGAGCCTCACCCCGGAGCAGTACCAAATCTGGACACAGGCCATCAAGTGGGCGCTGGACCACGGCGCCGTCGTCAATCCCAGCGACAAGACCAACATGGCATGCAACGCCATCGCGGCCATCGTGTCGCAATACCTGGAAGGGAGCGGCATGGCATGAAAATCGAACGTGTGAGGCTCGCGGATATCCGGCCTTATGAGAATAATGCCAAGCGGCACCCCCAGAGCCAGGTGGACCAAATCGCGGCGTCCATCCAGGAGCTCGGATATCGTGACCTGATCGCCGTCGACGAGAACGGCGTGATCATAGAGGGCCACGGCCGGTTCTTGGCCCTGCAGCAGCTCGGCGTCATGGACGCGGAGGTCATCCGCCTGGAGGGCTTGACCGACGAGCAAAAACGTGCATACATCCTGATCCACAATCAGCTGACGATGAACACGGGCTTTGATCCCGAGATTCTACGCCGGGAGATCGAGGCCATCACGACCATCGACCTGGCGACCTTCGACCTGGAGATCCCGGAGATAAAACCGGAGGAGGAACCGGAACCGGAGGAGCGGAAGGCAGGCCCGGAGCTGGAGAGCTTCGTCCTCACGTTGAGCGAGGAGCAATATCAGGAGCTCCAGGCAGCGGTGGAGATCGTCAAGGCTACGGTCCCGCAGCTGCACAGCTACGGCAACCCGAACAAACGAAACAATGGCATTTTTGAGGTGGTATATCAATGGGCAGAGCAAAAGAAGTTATTGTGAAGGTGATCCCCAGCAAGCTCGCAAACGAGTTTATCCGGAAGCACCATTACAGCGGCAAGGTCGTCAACAATAGCTGCCTGCACTTTGGCGCCTTCCTCGACGGCGGGCTCCACGGCGTGATGAGCTACGGCCCGAGCCTTGACAAAAAGAAAATCCAGGGCCTCGTCGAAGGGACCGGCTGGAACGAGTTTCTGAAGCTCAACCGGATGGCCTTTGACGAATACCTCCCGCGCAACAGCGAGAGCCGGTGCATCGCGTACAGCATAAAGCTCATCAAGAAGAACGCACCGCACGTCAAGTGGATCATCAGCTTCGCGGACGGGTGCAGCTGCGGCGACGGCACCATCTACCGGGCGTCCAATTTCGTCCTGACGATGATCAAGCCCAATGAGGGCCTGCTCCAGATGCCGGACGGCTCCGTCCTCCACCAGCTCACGGTCCAGAGCCAGCCGATGGCACCGCGCCCGGAGCTTGGCGGCAAAAGCCTATTCGAGCTCACCGGCGGGACCTACTCAATCAAGGAGTACTGCAAAGCGACTGGCGCCGTCCCGAAGCCAGGCTTTCAGCTCCGGTATATCTACTTTATCGACCCGGCGTGCCGGGAGAAGCTGACCGTGCCGATTATCCCGTTCGACAAGATCGACGAGCTCGGCGCTGGTATGTACAAGGGAGAACAGGTCGCGCGCCAAGACCGCCGGCCTGACTAAATACTCCAGGCCCCGGGGCTTATTCCTTTCACCCGGGGTCTTTATGCGGGCATAGCTCAGAGGCAGAGCGCCCCACTTCCCGTGGGGAGGCGGCGGTTCGATTCCGACCTGCCCGCTCCAATTCGCGGACGTAGCTCAACGGCAGAGCGCCCACCTTCCCGGTGGGAGGCGGCGGTTCGACACCGACCCGTCCGCTCCAAACAGAGACCAACAGGAGGCGAACAATGGGACGTCAAATCGACCTGAATGAACAGGCCCAAAGAATACTGGAGATCGCCGCCGAACACGGCGTCGAACAGAATTTCTTTTTTATTACCACCTTCAAACGTTACCAGGTGCAGATCAAGCTCCTCGCCGACCTGGAAAAGACCATACAAAAAGAGGGCAACATCGTTACAAAGGAATATGTCAAGGGCCGCGGGAACGTCTACACCCACCCGGCGATCGCCGAGTATAACCGAACGTCCACCGCAGCCAACCAGACGGTGCAGACCCTCATGAAAATTGTGCTGAAAATGCGCAATGACGATGACGGCCCCGGCACCGACGGCGGAGGCGGCACCGGCGACGAACTCATGGACTTCCTGAGAGGCCGGAGGAGCTAATGGCCAGCAAGCCCGAGAATTACATCAGGGCATACCACAAGCAAATCAAGTCGGGCAAAGTGACCGTCGGGAAATGGGTCATGCTCATATATGAATATTTAGTGAACGGACTGCGCAAGCGGTCTTTTTACTATGACGCGGAAAAGACCCAGCTCGCCATTGATTTTATCGAGCGCTTCTGCCACCACAGCGAGGGCCGCTCGGACCTATTGAAGCTGGAGCTCTGGCAGAAGGCGTGCATCGCCGCCATCTTTGGCATCGTCGACCGCAAGGGTGTCCGAATATTCCGTGAGGTTTTCCTGGTCGTGGCCAGAAAGAACGGAAAGACGCTCTTTGCTTCGGCGATCATAGCTTACGTGAAATTCCTCGATGGCGAATATGGTGCAAAGATATTCTGCCTCGCCCCGAAGCTGGAGCAGGCCGAGAAAGTATATGACGGCTTCTATCAAATGCTCGAAAAAGAGCCAGCGCTCAAGAGATACACCCGGAAGCGCCGGTCGGATATCTACATGCCGACCACCAACAGCAGCACCAAGCCCCTCGCCTTCAACGCAAAAAAGAGTGACGGTTTCAACCCGCACCTGACCATCTGCGACGAGATCGCGAGCTGGCCCGCAGCCGCAGGCCGGAAACAATACGACGTCATGAAGTCCGCGCTCGGCGCCAGAACGCAGCCGCTGATCATAAGCATTTCAACGGCCGGCTATGAGAACGATGGACCCTATGACGACCTGATGCTCCGCTCGACCGCCTTTCTCCTCGGCAACAGCGACGAGAAGCGCCTGCTCCCGATCCTATACATCATCGACGACACGTCGAAGTGGGACGACCTCGAGGAGCTCAAGAAAAGCAACCCGAACATGGGCGTCAGCGTTGCCCCGGACTACTACAAAGAGGAGATCGCCATCGCCCGGCTGAACCTCAGCAAACGGGCCGAGTTTTTGACCAAGTACTGCAACATTAAGCAGAACAGCACCCAGGCGTGGATTCCCTACGACATCGTCGACGAGGTCACAAAGGAGACTTACAGCCTGGAGGACTTCCGGAGCAGCTACTGCGTCGGCGGCATAGACCTCTCGCAGACGACGGACCTCACGGCCTGCTGCGTCGTGATCGAGAAGGAGGGCCGGCTCTACACCTTCTGCCAATTCTTCATGCCGGAGAATAAGATCGACGAGCTCCAGCAACGGGAGGGCGTCCCTTACCGGCTATACGTCAGCCAGGGCCTTATCAAGCCCAGCGGCGAGAACCACGTCAATTATCAAGACTGCTTCGAGTGGTTCCGGTGGCTGGTGGAGGAGTACGAAATCCTGCCGCTCCAGGTCGGCTATGACCGTTACTCCGCCCAGTATCTTATCCAGCAGATGGATCAATACGGCTTCCACATGGACGACGTATATCAGGGCGAGAACCTGACGCCGGTCATTCACGAATGCGACGGACTGCTCCGCGACCAGACGCTCCAGCTCGGGGCCAATAACGTGCTCAAGGCCCACTTCCTGAACGTCGGCATGAAGCAGAACGAGGAGACGAGAAAAATCCGCCCGGTCAAGATAGACCCGCGGTGCCACATCGACGGCTTTGTCGCCGTCATAGACGCCCTGACGGTCCGCCAGAAATGGTTTGACCAGATCGGCGAGCAGCTAAAGAACACCTAACAAGGAGAAAAACATGGGAGTTTTTGAAAAAATATTCAAGCGACCCCGACTGCAAAAGCAGGTCACTGGCTATTTCCAGATGCTCGATGGGTACACGCCGATCTTCACCGACTACGACGGCGGCGTCTACGAGATGGAGCTGACCCGCTCCTGCATTCACACCTTCGCAAACCACTGCAGCAAGCTCCTCCCCACGGTGAGCGGCCCTGACAGCAAGGGGGTCCAGACCATTCTGGACGGCAAGCCCAACCCCTTTATGACGGTGGCTCAATTCGTTTACAAGGTGGCGACGCTATACGATGCCAAGAACACCTGCTTTATCGCCCCGGTGCTTGACGAATTCGACCGGCTGGTCGGATTTTATCCCGTCAACCCCCAGCAGACCGAGGTCGTGGACGTCGGAGGCGAACCCTGGCTCCGGTACACTTTCCGGAACGGGAAGAAAGCAGCCATCGAGCTGTCTCGATGCGGCGTGGTCAGCAAGTATCTCTATAGCAGCGACATCAAGGGCGAGGACAACCGAGCGCTGAACCCGACCCTCCAGCTCCTGAGCACCCAGAACCAGGGCATCGAGGAAGGCATCAAGAACAGCGCGAGCTTCCGCTTCATGGCCACGGTCTCCAACTTCTCCAAGGGGAAGGACCTGGCCGCTGAGCGCAAAAACTGGGTGAAGGAAAACCTCGGCCCCGACGCCAGCGGGCTGGCCCTTTTCCCGAACACCTACACCAACGTGCAGCAAATCCAGTCCACGCCCAAAATCGTGGACCCGGAGCAGATGAAGCTGATCGAGACCCGCGTCCTCAACTACTTCGGATGCAACGAGAAAATCCTGCAGAACCAGGCCACCGGCGACGATTGGTCGGCATACTACGAGGGCAAGATTGAGCCCTTCGCCCTCCAGCTTTCCCTGGCGATGACCTGCATGGTTTACAGCCAGAACGAGCGCACCCGCGGGAACGGCGTGATCTGGAGCTCCAACCGCCTCCAGTACATGACGAACAACGAGAAGCTGCAGGTCAGCTCCCAGATGTTCGACCGCGGCATCCTGAGCACTAACGACGTCATGGACATTTGGAACCTTCCTCACGTCGAGGACGGCGACAAGCGCTATATCCGCAAGGAGTACACCGAGATCAGCCAGCTGGACCAGGTGGCTGAGCTTCAAAAGCAACTAACCGCAGCCCAGAACGAGCTGAACGCAAACAAGAAGCCCCCGGAAGAACCGGAGCAAAACACAGAGGAGGAAGAAGAACAATGATCACTGAATGTGGAAACTTTACCATTGACAGCGCCCCCAAGGACTTTATCGGCCTGAGCACCGACATCAAGCCCAAGGACGTGCCGAACACCAGCAGCTTCTATGAGATGGACACCAAGAAGATGTATCTCTATGACGCCGAGAACGCCGCATGGCGTGAGCAGTAAGAGGTGACGCCATGAACATGCGAGATTTTATGTTCGCCCGCTTTCTGGGTGGCGCCGGCGGCGGTGGCACACAAACCATCGAATACTTAAAAAATACGACGTTCACGACTGAATATTCCGAGGACTTCGGAGTGTTCGCGTACTTCGCACCGCTGGAAGCTGCAGCGATGCAATCGTGGATGGCGAACAGAAAACCCGTGACGGTCGTGTATGACGGCGAGGAATTCTCGCTCACCCCGCAAGTGATCGCGGGCATGGATGGCGAGGAGGGCGTCTGCGTCGGCAATATGGTCGCGTTTGGCGGCACCGGAAACAGTGAGCCCTTCGCCGCCGTGTCGTGGTTTGTGGGCGACACCCCCGGCTTCCTTATCGGCTCCGCCGTGGACACCTCGCCCACGCAGCACACAATCCGCGTCTATCAAGAGACGAGCGGCGGCGCATCCTCTTGGAACGACCTGACCGATAAGCCGTTTTGGGAAGTCACCGAAACCATCGAGCCTATCACTTGGGATGGTAATACCGAGGGGCTGGTGGAAGTCGATATTTTCGGTGACAAATTCTACAAGGTTTCGGATAAAGCATTTTCTAATGAGCAGATAAAAACAATGTCTGCTTCTATTTATAGCGAATGGGTTGATCCAGAGGGTAGTGGTTCTGGTGTGTTCCCCGTTGACATTGGAGAAGAATGGGAGTCCATGGTGCAAAACGGCATGGTAACCGAAGATTTTGTTTTTTTGGCTGCGTTTGGCGTCTTTGTTATTCACAAAAACGATGTCGTAATTCCGGATGTAGTAGCGTTTCCAGGAATCGGAACATACTTTCAAAGAAGAGAACAGAACGACGAAGGTTCTTATTATCTGGATTATATGACTTCTTTTCCGTCCGAGGCCACAACCGCAACCACCATCAAGAAAATCGACGAGAAGTATCTTCCCGATCCGGATGTGTTCACTGTTATCTTGACCTCAAATGGAGAAGAAAGCATCCTCGGCGCACCCATTGTAATTCCAAACAAGACCTTTGAAGAAGCGGTCGAGGCTATTAACGATGGACGGTATATCGAATTTAAGCTAATTCAAAGGAAACCCACAAGCACTATTGTGAGCTTCTCCACTCCGGCAACATATTGCGAATATCGCCCGACAAGTAATGATGTCCCGTTTATCGAGATAGGTGAATTGTTTAGTGACATCACGTATTACTGGACAGCTGATGGCATTTCAACTATTGAGCCTTCGGGCGGCAAATAACCAATGGATAGCATGATTATATCCGTTGAAAAAGGAGGATCGATATGACACCCAACGACAAGATCAAGCTGAAAGGTGAGCGCCAGATTCGCGCGCTGCAGGCCTTCGCACCCGCGTCGACCAAGCGGATCGACAGCGACCATTATGCCGAGGGCTACGCGACGACTTATGAGCCCTATGTTCTCTACGAGACCGAGGAGGGCCCCATCTATGAGCGCTTCGAGCGCGGATGCTTCGACAACTGCGACCTCTCGGACGTTATCTATCAGCTCAACCACCAGGGCACCGTCTTCGCAAGACAGACCAACGGCTCCCTGATCGTTGAGCCTGACGACGTCGGCCTGTTCACCGCGGTGGACCTGGGCCGAACGGCAGCAGCAAGAGCCCACCACGAGGAGATCGAAGCGGGCATGATCACCAAGATGAGCTGGGGCTTTATGCTCGGCGACCACTACTATGACCGAGCCAGCCGGACCATCGTCCACAGGACCGTCAAAAAGGTCTTTGACGTTTCCGGCGTATCTATTCCCGCAAACCAAAACACAGAAATCAACGCTCGCAGCTGGGGAGACGGAGTGATCGACCTGGCAGCCCGGAGTGAGGCAGAGCTTGACGATAGACGCAGACGCCTGCGTCTTAAAACAATCTTAGGAGGAATCGATCAATGAGAATCGACGAAATCAACACCAGACTCGCCGCCATTCAGGGCGAGATCGACTCCGCGTCCGGAGAGGCCCTCGCCGCTTTGGAGCAGGAAGTCGAGCAGCTGACCGCTGAGCGTCAGCAAATCCAGGCCGAGCTGCAGACCCGTCAGCAGCTCCGCGCAAACATTGCCGCTGGACTTGTTCCCGGCGAAATCATCGAAGCACAGGAGGATCCCAACATGGAAAACAGAACCTTTACTCTTGCATCTGAGGAATACCGCAGCGCGTTCTTGCATCACCTGCGCGGTGAGGACATGAGCGAGATCGAGCGCCGCGCCTTTACCTTCCTCACCAACAACACCACGGCACCCCTGCCCGAGGTTATGCTGAACCGCATCATCGACCTGATCGGCGAGGCACACCCCATCGTTGCCGACGTTTACACGATGCACTCCAACACGGCGATCACCATCCCCGTGGCCAAGAGCATCGCAGCTGACGCTGGCAAGACCGCAGAGGCCGCAGCTTCCAACGAGCTCGAAATCACCTTCGACAACGTAAACCTCGCCGGCGAGGACTACACCGCCAATGTCAAGCTCTCTTACAAGATGCGCAACATGGCGATCCCCGCATTCGAGGACTACATCGTGTCCCAGATCGCCGCTCGCCTCGGCTCCAAGCTTGCCGCTGAAATCGTGGCAAACATCAAGTCCGGCATGGCAGCAGCTAACAAGGTCGCAACCGGCGTGAACTACGCCAACATCTGCGCAGGCTTCGGCGAGCTGAAGCGCGTGGGCACCGTTGTTGTTTACGGCACCCGCAAGGGCGTTTACAACAAGCTGGTCGGCATGGTCGACGCCAACAAGCGCCCCATCTTCCAGCAGGCAATCACTGCAAGCGCAGCAGGCGCACTGCTGGGCTGCACGATCAAGTTTGAGGACGCTCTCGGCGACAACGAGCTGCTGATCGGCGACCCCAAGAAGTACCTGCAGAACGTGGTCGCTCCCGTGGTCATTGAGTCCGACAAGGACCTCGACAACCACACGATCGTCTACTCTGGCTACACCTGCCAGGAGGGCACGCTCACCGATGACAAGGCATTCGCTCTTGTCTCCGAAGCAGCCTAAAAACAATGAGCGGGGCTTAACGGCCCCGCTTAGCTTTCAGGAAGGAGGGGCCAAATGGAAGCTGTCACACTGTACAAATTAAAACAGGGCCTCCGCATAACTCACGACAAGCTGGACGACGACATCGAGGCGGACGTGGACGCCTGCCTGGCGGACTTGGCCGTCGTTGGCGTTATCTACGCAGACGAAACCGACCCGCTTATCTTCAATGCGATTAAGCTGTGGTGCCGGTCGCTATACACCGACGACACCGAGAAAGCAGCGGAATATCTGCGGCGCTATGAGGCCTTGAAGGCCAGCTTGATGATGGCCGAGGGCTACGGACGCCCGGAGGAGGAGAGCGATGAATGAGAGCATCACCCTCATTGAAGGCGCCTCCCGCCGGGAGGTCCTCTGCGGCCTGCAGAGTATCGGCACCCGGGAATTCTACGAAGCCCAGGCGACTGACTACCAGCCGGAGCTGAAATTCGTGCTCGCGGACTATCTCGACTATGAGGGGGAGACGCTCGTCAAGTACGAGGGCACCCTGTATCGAGTTATCCGGACGTATCGAAACGGCCAGAAGCTGGAGATCACAGTGGGCCGGGCGTCTGCTGAGGAGGTGGCGCTTTATGGCTAAAACCATAAAGCCACTCGAGATCGGCGACGCAATCACGAAGGAGCTGGAGACCTACCGGAAGAAGGTGGTCGACAGGGTCAACCTGGCGAGCCAGGAGGCAGCGACGGAGCTGGTCAAAAGGACCAAGCAAACCGCGCCGAAGCGCTCCGGAGCCTTCCGCAGGCACATCGCTTGCCAGGAGTCCGAGCAGATACCGGGCGGCACTAAAAAGTTTGTCTGGTATGTAAAAGCACCTCACCACCGGCTGACGCACCTGCTCGTCCACGGGCACGCCAAGAAGAACGGCGGCCGAGTGAAGGGCGATCCCTTCCTGGAGAACGCGCTGAACGAGGTGCGGCCGAAATACGAGAACGCATTAGAGGAGGCGATCAAGAATGATTAAAGCAATCTTAACCGCCGCCGGCGTTGAACACGCTCAAGGGCGCTTTCTTCGTATGCCGGCAGGCACCCACGCCGTCTATTTCGACGACATCGAAGTGAGCGCGGCCGACCGGGTCGAGTCCCCGGGCACCGGAGGGCTCCCCCGAATTTACACCCACAACGTCACGGTCGAGGTTTACGAACCGGCACCGGACGACCCCACCGAGAACGCAATCGAGCAGGAGCTCGACGCCCGCGGACTCGACTGGAACAAACAGGATCGCTACTGGCTCAAAGACTCGCAGCGATACCAAACTGTGTATGAATTCGCATACACGTCAAAATTCTAATAAGGAGGACCGAAATCATGGCAAAGAGAACCAAAGAGAACATCACTCTGGGCTCTGGTAAGGCGTATATCATGGAATATAACGCCACCACCGGCATCCCCGAAAAGGACGCCATCTGCAAGGACGAGAACCTGCTCGGCCATATCCAGGGCGGCGCTGAGCTGTCTTATTCCGCAGAGCCCCACGAGGAGAAGGACGACCTGGGCATGGTGTCCAAGATTGTCGTCAATGCTGAGGAGGCAATCCTTAAGCTGGGCCTGCTGACCTGGAACGGCGACACGCTGACCAAGCTCGTCGACCGTTGCAAGGTGACCACCCAGGGTGGCGTCCGCACCGTCAAGATCGGCGGCGCCGGCAACGCCCAGGGCAAGGAGTGGGTCGTTTGCTTCGCCCACGAGGACAAGAAGGACGGCAATCTGTGGGTCCTGCTTCGCGGCACCAACACCGCCGGCTTCACCCTGACCTTCGCAGTGGACGCGGGCACGAAGATCGAGCCCGAATTCAAGGCACTGCCCCAGGACGACGAAGGCACGCTTATCACCCTCATTGAGGAGACCGACGCGGCCTGACAAAATAAGCGGGCGGCCCTTCGATGGGTCTCCCGCTTTTTTATTTAACTTAGGAGGAAAACCCGCATGAAAATGCTTGATTTTAACGCACTCCAAAAGCCCACCTGGCCCGTCAAATTGAAGGACGAAGCGCAGACGGTCGTCAACCTTTCCACCCCCACGGTGGAGCTGGTGGACCGTTTGATCGCGGCCACACCGGAGCTCCAGGAAGTGGCAAAGACTAAAGACGGACAGACCGTCCGTGCCGTCTACGAGCTCATCGCCGACCTCATGAACTGCAACGAGGACGGCTTCTCCTTCACTGCGGAGGAGCTGCGCGACAAGTACAAAATGTCCCTGCTTGACGTGTTCCGCTTCGCGGCCGGCTACATGGAATTTATCAAGGAGA